GGATGACCTTGGAGTCATACCGCTGGCGCAGCTTGATCAGGATCTGGTCTTCGCGGACAAACCGGGAAGTATCGCGGATCAGTTCGGATCCACCGGCCTGGCGGATCAGGAATTTCTTGGGCTGGCAAAGCAGGATGGTCTTGTTGCCGGTGGCGACGGTTGATGCCATGGCGCTGTTGAACACGACCGGATAGCCAAGGACCGAGTAACCGGATCCCATGCCGCCCGCGTTGTATTCGCCAACGAGGTAACGACCGTAAGAGTCCTTGAGTTTTCTCACGTAGGTCCAGATGTTCTGGTGCATCATCATGACCGCACCCTGACGGTAGGCAGGGTCAAGCGCTTGCTCCAGGTCGAGGATTTCGTCGAAGGCAATGGCGGTTGCCGATGCGGCAGTCTTGCCGGTGGTGGCACCGGTCACCATACCCTGGGGTGCGGAAGAACCAGATCCGGTGGTGAAGTCGGATTGTTCCTTGCGGCCATGGCGCTCGGCGAGGAGTTCGGCCAGGCGGGCTTCGAGGTTGGAAAGGCTGGTGTCCATGAGCAGTTCATAGGGGACCAGCAATTCGGTCGATTTGCCGTAGGCGGACAAAGCAACGGTGCCGAAGCTGACAGCGGTTTCGCTGGTCGCCGTGTTGATCGAGCGATCCGAAGCGGTGTTGCTGGTGTCATCGACTGTGGGGAACGAAAGCGGATTGCCCTCGTTGGTCTGGAGCACGTCCGCAATCTGGCGGATGGGATTGTAATAAAGCAGGCGCTTTTCCAGCATGTCCACGAATCCGGTCATGATGGTGTAACCCCCACCGGAAGTCGTGATGGTCTGCGCGGCTCGTTCTTCGCGTTCACCCTGGGACAGCAAAGGCATCGTCTGATTTTGACGGATACCCATGTCGTTCATGGCAGCGCGTTGTTCTTCGGTGGCGTTTTCGCCAAGCAACCAGCCGCGCAGGGCAAGGCCCCTGGTGCGGGTAGAGCGGCGGTCGTTGTAGTCGCTGACAATGCCAAAAGCGGAAGGCGTTTTGCGGCCCTCAAAATTCTGGGCTTTGGCAGCGCGGAATTCTTCAGCCTGCTTCTGGGCGCGGGTCTGGGCCGCGCGGCGTTCGTCTTCGGCCTGCTTCTGCCGGGTTTCTTCTTCGACGATCTTGGCGTCGATCGCGGCGACCTTGCCTTTGAATTCGTCGCACTTGGTGGACTCATCTGGAGTCAGACCACGGGTTTCCCCAGCGGTGGCCAAAGGCTCCCACTGAGCGATCAAGGCGGCACGCTCCGCCAACAGCTTCTCAAGCTCGTTCACATTAACTCCTTGGCGGATGCCTTAAGGACAAAAAAGAAAACAGACGATTGGAGCGCCGCAGAAGTGGCCCGGCGGAAGATGTGGCTTGATGACGCAGGGAAGCGTTCGTCCCTTGCGGATAGGCTGGATTGGCGACGATGGAGATCTCTTTGAGATCAACATTCAAAAGCGTGCGAATCTGGGGAGTGGCTTTGTAATCCCACTGATCCCCACGGCAGATAAAACCAAAAGAGCATTGACTGATATCGCCGCGTTTAACTAATGCTTTTAAGTCGTTGGCGTAGGTGGTGTCGGGAAGGGTGATTTCGTATTCGAGGCCGACATCGGTGGAGCGCAGCTTGCAGGTGCCGGAGCTGGTGCGGCCAAGCACCATTTCGTCTTCGTGGGCGTAGAGAGCAAGGATGTCGTTTTCGGCAAGGGATTGATCGAAAGCGCCACGGGCGATTTTTTCGCGAAAGCCCCACATTTCGGAGGAGAGGGTTTCATAGGGGGCAGCGCATCCGTACAGCGTCGAGCCGTCTCCGCTTTCGCGTAGCTCGATGCTCTTAAAGCGCAGATCCCGGCGCTCGAATGTCGATGGCGGCACTGTGGCTCCCTCTCTTGATGGAGGGAGTTACCCAGACTGATCAGACGGAAAGGGAGTTAAGAGAGGCGAGAATGAGAGAATCGAAACGCAAAAGGCCAGCGGAGGGGATCCGCTGGCCTTGATGCGCGCCCGGGGGAAACGGAGCGTGGGGGATGTGAGTTAGACGGCTGGTGGTGGAGTCGGTGCCGGTGCGGGTGGTGTGGGAGTCGTTGGTTTGATATCGGCGAAAATGGCGTCAAGTTGCTGGGGAGTCAGCAGCGGGAACGCCGCGGCGGCAAGCGCATTGGCCGATGTGATCGGAATGACGCCAGTTGCCGCCTGGACGACGATGTCCTGAAGGCTGGAAATCTGGGCACCGTTGAGAGCCGTGTCCTGGACAACGGCACCTTGCGCGGCCTGAGCGGCGACATGGTCGCCTGCGGCTGGTGGCTGGGTGGTGTTTGGCTCGGTGGTTGTCGGTGGTGTGGTGGCTGGTTGCTGGTCGGTGGTTGGGTCGGTGCTGGTGGGCATGGTGTCCACTGGCTCGGTGCCTGTTTGCAGGCTGTCCTCTGTGTCCATGGGCTCGACCGGGTCCGCGTTTTGAGCAACCATCTGGTTGGCGGGTTGCCAGTAGACCTGGCCGATTCCGTTTGGCAGTGGTGGCTTTCTGAGTTTCTTGCGGATGTCGTCGCCGTTGTAGACGCCGAGATTGCGCAAGGTGCTAAAGGAAGCGTCGCGGGTGGCGGTGTTGACCGTCAGGATGCGTTCAAGATCGTAGGCGCAGGAGTATTTGTCACCAAGCAGTTTGTAGGCGATTTCCTGTTCATCGGCGACCATCAAGGGCATCAGCGAATTAGTAACGAAGTCGATGCCATCGTCTTCCTGGTTCGCAAATGCGGTCGCGCCTTTGACACGGAGTTTCGACAAGGGCACGCCGATGATGCGGGCAAAGTCTTCGACGGACAGCATGCGGGACTCAAGGAGTTGAGCCTCGTTGTTGTTCATGTCGTTGTCTTGCCACTCGCCACCTTCCTCGATGATGGCCATGCGATGGGCTTTTTCGGCTCCCTGGTGGCGTTCTTCCCAGGCGGCTTTCATGCGCTGGTAAGCGGCATCACCCAGGCGACCGGGAAATTTCAAATAACCACCGGGGCGGGCACCATTGCCGAAGACCCGGGAAACGTAGGTGTCCATCGACTTGGCCAGGCCCAGTTGCTCACGACAATAGCCAAGCAGACTCAGGCCCTGAAAGCCATCAATCGAGAAACCACGGAGATGGAGGATCTCGGAAGGCAAAAGATCTTTGGTTCCACCGTAGGCGACAACACGATAGAAAAGCCCGATTTCCGGATCATGCCATGGGGTGACCTGATAAAGCGGCTGGGGCAGTGGCCAGATGTTGGCCAGTTTGCCGTTTTTGCTCCATTCGATTTCGGCGTAAGCGTTGCCGTGAATGAGGCGTTTGGCGTTGAGCCCGGCCCGCACCGTCATGGCGGGCGACCAGTCATTCGCCCGGCTGTTGAGGAAATGATAGATTGGATGCTCGTTGACTTCGGCACCGTTGCTTGGGTCGCCCTCGAAAATATCAATCTGTGCCATGGCCATGGCGTTGGCGATCAGGCGCACGCCAGCCAAAAAAACCCCAACGCTGAGAGCGTTGTCCTCGGTGACATAAGCGCCGGAAAGCGACGGCCCATCACCCCAGCGATTGCCCATGATCGGGCCGGGACGATAGGGGATTTGACGACCTGACCCGGCATCTGTTGCGGGAGGATTGAAACCATACTCCCAGCGCGGGGCCAGATTCATTCGAGGTACCTCACATCTTGCGTATCGTATACGGATCTACCCTCGCCACGTCGGTAACGGCGCACGCAGGCCGCAGCCATGATCACAGCGACGGCGGGGTCGATGGCCTCGCTGGATGCCTTTTTGCTGGGGCGTTGCTGGTCCTGATCGTTTTTGACGATATGGACGTTATCCATACACCAGGTGAGCAGGCCGGAGTCTTCGTGGACAATGCGCTGAACCAGGACATCGAGCTCGAATTCTTTGGTGGGCAAGGCCATATCGTTGAATCGCTGAAAAAACTCAATGATGTGAAGGCCTTTTTTTTCCAGCTTTTGCATGATGTCACCCGCTGAGTACGGGTCAAAAGCGATGGAGACGATCTCATAGGATTCGTTGATTCGCTCGATCTCCTCGTAAATGCTGTCGTAATCCACTTCCCAGCCATCGCATTTGATCAGATCGCCGGAGGCTACAAAGTCATCAAAGCGGAATTTGTTGTTTTCATGGCGGGTTTTCATCGCGCCTTCGTTGGTCCATCCCTTGGCACGGACGCCAATCTTGCCATCAGGCAGATCAAATGCCATGGCCAAAGCGGCAAGGTCAACCCGTCTGGCCATGTCAATAGCGA